CCCGCCGGGCTATCTGCGGGCGTTCCGGTACAATCTGGCTTGCGAATTGGCCCCTGAGTTTGGCGTGGAACCTTCAGCGACGGTCAGCCGGATTGCAATGTATTCCAAACGCAATCTGAAGCGCATCAACAACCCCGACGACATCATGTCGATCCCCTACGCCATCGTCAGCACTCGCCAGCGGTTCAACATCTTCGCCGGAAACTTCTGATGAAAACCCCGATCCTTGGCTCCGCATATGTAGCCCGCAGCGTCAACGCTGCGGACAACCAGATGATCAACATGTTTCCTGAGGTCGTACCTGAGGGCGGCAAAGAAGCCGCGTTTCTTCAGCGCGCGCCAGGTTTGAATTATCTGACATCGTTGGGCGCTGGCCCGGTGCGCGGGCTCTGGACATTCGGCAGTTACGGTTACGCCGTGTCGGGCACTACGCTGTACAAGCTTGACAGCAGTTTCAACGCTGTCGCCAAGGGCACCGTCACGGGCACCGGCCAAGTGTCTATGGTGGACAACGGCACCCAGATGTTTATTGCGGCGGGCGCTACCGGTTACATCTACAACGCCGGTACGGACGTGTTCGCGCAGATCACGGATGTTGACTTTGCGGGCGCGGTGACGGTCGGGTTCATCGACGGGTACTTCGTTTACAATCAGCCAAACAGCCAAAAGTTCTGGGTCACGTCGCTGTACGACGGTACGTCCGTTGACCCGCTGGACTTTGCCAGCGCCGAAGGCTCACCTGACAATCTGGTGTCCCTGATCGTAAACCACCGCGAGGTCTGGCTGTTTGGGCAATCAACTGTTGAGGTCTGGTACAACGCGGGTTTGCCTGACTTCCCTCTTGCGCGCATCCAAGGCGCGTTTATCGAAATCGGTTGCGCTGCGCCGTTCTCCGTCGCCAAGCTCGACAACGGCGTGTTCTGGCTCAGTTCAGACGCTCGCGGTCGCGGTATGGTCTACCGTTCCAACGGCTACGCTGGTGTTCGTATCTCGACGCATTCCGTTGAATGGCAGATCCAGCAGTACGCCGACATCACGGACGCCGTGGCCTACACCTACCAGCAGGACGGCCATTCGTTTTACGTGCTAAACTTCCCTAGCGCCGACATCACTTGGGTTTACGATGTGGCCACCCAAGCGTGGCACCAGCGCGCCGGTTGGTTGAACAACCAGTACACTCGGCATCGCGGCAATTGCCAGATGGCGTTCAACGGCCAGATCGTCATCGGCGACTACCTGACCGGCGACATCTACTCTTACGATCTCAACATCTACACCGAGGCAGGCGCGGTTCAGAAATGGCTGCGTTCGTGGCGGGCGCTGCCTACTGGAACCAACAACCTGCGCCGCACGACGCAACACAGCTTGCAACTTGATTGCGAGACGGGCGTAGGCCTGGACGGCGCGGAGCCTGCCACCACAACCTATCTCAGCAGCATTTCATCTGACGCCGCGTCCGCTGGCGCAATTAGCGGTGAAACGGAAGAGACCACACAAGAGATCATCGTGCAGGGGTCTGACCCGCAGGTCATGCTGCGCTGGTCCGACGATGGCGGGCATACGTGGTCCAACGAGCACTGGCGGTCCATGGGCAAGATAGGCCAAACCGGACGCCGCGTCTTGTGGCGCAGGCTTGGCATGACCCTGAAGCTTCGCGACCGCGTGTACGAGGTGTCGGGAACCGATCCGGTCAAGATTGCCATCATGGGCGCGGAACTGATCGTGAGCCCTACCAATGCTTGATAACATCACGCAGATACCGGCTCCCCGCGTCGCCATTTGGGACACGATGACAAACTACGTCACGCGGGGATGGTATCGGTACTTCTATAACCTTTACGCCATCCTTGGCAGCGGGTCGCTCCGCAGCGGCGCGTTCTACGACACCACCACGCAGAGCGCCGCCGTCATCAATACGGCCTACGCCATCACGCTTGACAGTACCAGCTTGACCCAAGGCGTCAGCATCGGAACGCCAACGTCGCGGGTGTATGTGAACCGCACGGGCTCGTACAACATCCAGTTCTCGCTGCAACTGGTCAGCACCAACGCCGCGTCTAAGGACGTGTACATCTGGGCGGACGTGAACGGAACGTCCGTGCCCGAGAGCGCCACCAAGTTGACCTTGTCTGGTTCCAGCAACGCCTACGTCGCGGCGTGGAACTTCGTCATCCGCATGAGCGCAGGTGACTATTTCCGACTGATGTGGTCTACTTCTAACACAAATGTTCAAATAGCCCGCATAGCGGCGTCTGCGCCTGTACCGGCCATCCCATCGGTTATCTTGACCGTAGCTGCAAATATAGGTGAATAATGGCTGTTCTTACCCCATCCCCCAAGACAGCTTTCGTTGACGCAGCGGGCGAGCCGCTCGTTGGCGGACAGCTCTACACCTATATCGCCGGTACGACCACGTTGCAGGCGACCTACACGGACTCGACCGCAACGACCGCCAACACCAACCCGATCATTTTGGATTCGCGCGGTGAGGCAAACGTCTGGCTGGGCGGCGCAATCTACAAGTTTGTGCTGAAGGATGCTGACGGCGCGCTGATCTGGACGGTAGACAACATCTCGGCCCCCACGGCTGCGGTATCGCCCGTGCTGTCTGGTAACGTCACCATCGACTCCAACACGTCGTCTCCGGCGCTCAAGATCACCCAGACAGGCACCGGCCCCGTTCTTAGGGTGCAGGATTCCGCTGATCCTGACGTGACGCCGTTTATCGTTGATAACTCAGGTCAGGTTGGCATTGGCACTGCGACGCCCGTGTCTGCGCTTGAGGTCGCAAGCCCTGGCGTGATTACCGGCGCGTGGGCGTACCTGCCCAGCGGCACGGCGATGATGTTTGTGCAGACGGCAGCGCCCACCGGCTGGACCAAGTCTACCACGCACGACAACAAGGCGCTGCGTGTGGTGTCCGGCACGGCGGGCAGCGGCGGCACAACGGCGTTCACAAGCGTGTTCACGTCGCGGACCATCTCTCTGGCTAACATGCCAAGCCACACGCACACTATTAACGACCCCGGCCACAACCATACATATCTGGCTAACGCAAGTACCCCATCTGGCGCTGTGGCAAACGGTGGCGGCGGCAGCACCAACACAACCAGCACCTCAACCACGGGCATCACCATTAACAACGCCGGTAGCGGCACGGCGATGGACTTTGCCGTCCAGTACGTCGATGTCATCATCGCGACCAAGGACTGACGATGCAGCTTAAGAACGGATCATTTTGCCCGCTGATCAAGAAGGAGTGCGTCCAGCTCCAGTGCGCTTGGTTCACACAGTTGCGAGGGACGCACCCGCAGACCGGCGCGGAGATTGACGAGTGGATGTGCGCCATCTCGGCTATGCCCATGTTGCAGGTCGAGGTCGCCAAGGAGGCGCGGCAGGGCGCGGCAGCGACCGAGAGCTTCCGCAACGAGATGGTGCGAGCGCAGACCGAGGTGCTGCCGTCGTTCGTCAAGCAACTGTCGTAGGGGTGTGATGGCGACGCGATTGGTAGATGACCGAGACACGGCGCTGAAAGTCGGCTTTCAGGCTACAGACTGGTCGACCCCGATTTTGTACGCGGATTACACGGACGTTTTGCAAACGTGGGATGTTAAGGCTATAGTCCGTAACGATACTTGTATTGGTGCGGCGTACTTCAAAGACGGCGAAGTTCATGTGTCGGTCTTGCCCGAATGGCGGCGGCGGTGGGCGACGCGAGGGGTACTGGCGGAATTGTTCGCGCATGAGAACGCCCACACGCGGATCATGCCAGGGCATGAGTATATGTATGGTATCTTCGACCGCCTTGGGTTTAAGGCCCGCGATGACGGCGCGCTGGTGAAAGGCAACTGATATGGGTATCGAAACTGCCATCTTGGGTGCGGGCGTTCTCGGCGCAGGTTCCAGCTTGTTTGGGGCCAGCAGCGCGGCGGACGCGCAACGCGAAGCTGCCGCTCAGAGCGCCGCTGCCCAGCGTGAGGCTGCGGACAAGAGCATCGCCGCGCAGCGTGAAATGTTTGACATCGGTCGGGCGGATCTTGCGCCGTACCGTGAAGGTGGCGTTGCCGCGCAAAATCAACTGCGGTCCTTCTTGGGTATCGGCGGCGACACGACCGCACCAGGGTACGGCAAGTACACCAAAGATTTTGGTATGGAAGATTTTACCGCCGATCCCGGTTCAGCATTTCGTCTTAAGACGGGGCTGGAAAGTCTTGAGCGAAGCGGCGCGGCCAGAGGTATGGGTTTGTCTGGTGCAGCGCTTAAAGGCATTACGCGGTACGGGCAGGACTACGCATCAAACGAATACCAAAACGCCTTCAACCGCTACCAGACCAATCGCAACAACCAGATCTCGCCGCTTATGGATTTCACGCGGTTGGGGCAAGCGTCCGCTGCTGGGTCTGCGGCGCAGGCGCAGGGTTTGGGCACAAGCCTTGGCAACACCTATACAGGGCTGGGGCAGGGTATCGCGCAAGCTGAAGTTGCTGGCGGCAACGCGCAGGCGTCAGGTTATCTGAACCAAGCGAACGCGGTGACGAACGCGCTCAATCAGGGCATGAGTTCGTACACGCAGAATCAGTATTTAAACAGTTTGAATCCTAGAGCTATGTCCGCTACCGGCTTCTGATAGGACACAACGATGGTTGACTACAGTTCCACGCTCCCGCAACTTTTGCAGTACCAAGCCCCTAACAGGCTGGCGATGGCGCAACAGGCTGGGCAATTGCAGGCGCAACAAATACAGTTAGCTAAAGCGCAACAGGAAATGGACGCGCAAAATCAATTGCGTTCGTTGGACCGCAAATCGCCAGAGTTCGTAAACCAACTGTATGCAATGGACCCCGCCAAAGGTCTGGCTTACGAAAAAGGCCAGTTTGATATGGCTGAAGCCCAGCGCAAGCGCGGAGAGGCAACGACGGTCGCGCGCGTAGGATCGCAAGTTAAAGTGCTGGATGACGCTTACGCGCCGTTTACACGGCTGGTTAACAATGTTCAGTCGCCTACCGACGCTGCGGCGTTCGTTACCGCGCTTTACAGCCATCCGGTTCTTGGCGCAGAAGCCGTCAAGATAAAACCTGTTGACCAAGCCATTCAGGACAGCCAAAAAGAATTTGCCGCTGACCCCGATAAATGGCGGTTGTTGCACGGCAATCTGGACGGCAAGACCATTTACCAGATCAGCCAAGCCGCGACTGCGCCAAAGATCGAAAAGATCGACCTCGGCGGCGCGGTCAAGTTTATAGACATGAACCCGAAAAGCGCCACGTTCAAGCAGGAAATGGGCGACTTTCCAAAAACGCCTGCGCCTCGCGCCACAGCGCCGGAACAGACATCCGGCGTCGTGGAGCCCCAGATCAACAACCTCGCGCCCGCGCCGACAACGTCGGCGTTTGACGCCCGCGCGGCTGGCCCCGTGCAGTTGGCTATGCTTGGGGGCGGCGGCGCTGGTGTCAGTCCGCTCATTCAGATGGCACGTCCTATGCCCAGCGACGGCGGCGTTCTCGCGCCGACGCGCGTTGCGTCGCGCACGCGGAAGCCTGCCCCCGAAGTTGAACCTGAGGTTTTGGCAACGGAAGATGAAGGACCGCCGTTGCCAAAGCTGACCCCGGCACAAGAATTGAAACTGCGCGATCAGGTAGCCAAAGACTACGAGAAAGCTACAGCAAATATTGCAAATCTTTCCGAAGTTCTTGACGCGGCGGGAAAAGTTCGCACGGCAAAAGGTTTGCCGGGCGCAACGGGTATATCTGGGTTGTTTCCTTCCGCACCAGATAGCGACGCCGCCATTGCTGAGAATAGGATTTCAAACTTACGCGGAAAAGTTACGCTTTTGGGTAAGTCAGCAGCGGCGAAAGAAGGCGCTATTGGCTCTATAGCCAATCAAGAATGGAAAATCTTGCAAGAGATGGTAGCCTCACTTAGCACATTTAAGGGTAAAAAAGCTTTAATAGAGCAAATTGAATCAGTTGAAGCCCAAGCGCGCGGCGCAGAGGCGCGGATTCGCGACGCGTATGAAAAGCATCACGAACAAACTGTTCGACGGCCAGCGTTTAAGACCTATAAAGATCTTCCTGCACTTAAAACTTTTGTTGAGCCAGACGATACAAAAAAACCCACGCGTCGGGGTACATTAACCCCCGCGCCGCAGTCTGCGCCCGCTAAACCACTGTCTGGAACCGTTGACTTTGGGAGCCTACCCTGATGGACGTACGTTTGCCGGATGGTACAATCATAAGCAATATCCCAGACGGCACCAGCAAGGCTGACATAATAGCCAAACTGAAGTCGGGCGGCTATGACACATCTAAACTAGAGGCAATAGCCGCTGGCGCGCCTGCGCTCGAAGAGCCCGCGCGGGGGACTGTAGGCGATTACGCCGGAGCCATTGGCAGCGGCGTGATGGCGCTTAACAAGAATTTAGCGTCGCTGCCTGCGGGCGTTCTTCGCGGGGTCACGGACGTGACCGACACCGCTGCTTTGTTGGGTGCGCGGGGGCTAGACTATCTGGTGCCGCGCGGGCAAGTGCCTGATGCAAACGCGCCTCGCGTCCCTAGCAAACGCACCGGGCTCAACATGATAATGCCGTCTGCGCCCGTCGTGGTGCCGGAAGCGCCTGAAACTACGCGCGAAGAAGATATTCAAGCCAGCATCGACCGCCGAAAAGCCCAGTACAACGAAATGTGGGGCGACCAAGCGCCAGCGGACGTTGGGCGGCTTGGCGGTCAGATTGTAGCTACGCTTCCAATAGGCGGCGCTGTGGCTGCGCCGCTTAAAGCTGCGGCTAATATGGCCCCTTCACTGGCAAAATTTTTGACCCCGGTTGCTAGATCATTGGAGACCGGAGGTTTTCAAACTGGAACAACCGGCGCAGCTAACGTTGCAGCCAAGGCGGTTGGCGGCGGGGTTACGGGCGGTTTGGCAGCAGAAGCAGTTGAGCCCGGCACGGGAACATCTGGCGCGGTTATTGGCGCTGCGGTGCCCACCATCGCCGCGCCTGCGGTCAAGGGTGCGTACAACTACGCTACCCGCGTCATGGACCCGAAAACCAATCAGCTCCTGAATTGGTTTGAAGGTAAAGGGCAAGCCGTTCTCAATACGTTGCGTCGCCCTGATGCTACTATTGTACCTGGAACCGAACCGCATCTGGGTGAGGTGGCGTCCTCTGTAGGCGGTGCCAAACTCGCAGCAGGTATTGCGGATGTTCGCGGCACACCTGAGTTTGCTACCGAACGGGCGGCGCAAGAAGCCCAGACCAATCAAGCTCGTCTTGCACAGGAAGCGCGGGTGCAAAACGTTGCCGAAGCCGCAAAACAAAAAAAGATCGACGCTTTAACCGCGCGTATCGACAGCGGCTTAGTAACCGAAAACCCTGACGCCATTGGCGCGGGGTTAAAAGAAATCGCCAAAAAAGAAAAGGACGCGCTCAAGCCAACGATTACCAAAGCGTACGAGGATGCTTTTGCAATTGCCCCTGACGCTAAAGTCGACATTGGCGGCGTCATTAAGAGAGCCGAAGATATTCTTGGGCAACCATTGGCTGACATTAACGTGCCGGATCAACCCGACATCGTAAAAAAACTGTTGAAGCTTAAAGGCAAACTTACAGAGGAATTTGTGCCTTTAGGCGAACGGGGCGGGTATACGCAGCCTGGCGCAGTAGCCCCTTCAACGGCTACGCTTGAAGAATTGGACGCGCTTCGCAAAGCCATTAACAAGGACATCGCCAGCGCAGACGTGGCTAACGCTAACCCGGCGCAAGCAACGAAATTGCGCGAATTGCGGCAATTGCATGAGGCTATAGATGACGCCGTGGGCAGCAGCACGACGTTGCCGGAAGAGGCAAAGACAGCGTACGCAAAAGCTGTTGAGCTGTACCGCACTCAGTACGCCCCTCGCTTCAAAGAGGGCGTAAACGCGCAAGTGACGGCTAAGGGCGCGTGGAGCGAAGACAAGATTCGCGCCGAAGATGTCATCAAAAAGTACTTTACGCCTGGCGGAGCGA